GGAATAATTGATATATCCTAACTATTAGTTAGCAATATCTATTAGACCAGTATCAGCAGCAACAGACTGTTGAGAAAGAATTGCCCAACCTGTAGTCCCTGTCCACATCAACATAGCTGTATCACCAGCGTCAACAAAGTCAAGATCAGCAAAACCAAGACCGTCTGTAACTGCGAGGATGGAGTTACCACCGTCAGCGTCATGAACGATGATCTTGATCTGACCAATAACTGTACCATCAGCAAGACTTGTGGCAGTGTCAGCACCACTAGACTCAACCAAAGATACAGCGTGTGTTATTGACAGAGCAGCTTGTTGTCCGTCATTAATGTTTTCCACAGAGTTTGAGAACCCTATGAAAGAAGGAAGGTTGTTGATGAAGTTAGTCACCGAAACCTTTTTATTAATAGGCGTTCCTGTTGGATCATCAATGACATGCAGAAGGTCAGCCCCTGCAATACCAGTAGATAGATCGGTCAACGCCGTGATTTTCTTATCAGCCATTTGGCATCTCCTTTATATTAACCCACACCATTGTGGGAATGTTACTGTAGATATTAATCCACTTGTGGACTATTCTCTACATCACCAGCCACCTCTGGCTTGTCATTATCTAGTTCTTCTAAAAAGATTTCGCATTGTTGAAATGCACCAGAAAGTCCATTCAACAACGCAATATCCTCTATCTTTTTCTTATCATATTCTTCTAATCTTAATTTAACATTATTTATGTCTTCGGAAAGAACTTCTTTCCTTTTTTCAAGAATGTCTCTAGTAATCACTTTTGCTTCACCTTATTCATATGTTATAAATTTATTTATAACGATTTATTAAGCAGTAACAGTTATTGTTCCTGCCGCAGTACCGATTCCTGCACTGTTAGTTATAGTAGAGTTTGTTGCTGTACCAGCATCTTTGATAGTACCACTGTTTAGTGCCATAGTATTAGCACCAATTGAAAGTACATCGCCCTCTAAGAACTCATCAGTCCAAGTTGCAGTAAATACTAATTCATTGCTACCAGTACCTGATGCGTAATCTAAATCAAAGTTAGCAGATGTACTTGTACCAGCATTATCATTCAATACTGTAACTGTAGGTGTACCACTTCCAGTATCCACATCTACTGCTTCGTTAAATCTTACACGAACTGAGAATGCAGCTGGTGTCGCAGCACTAACAGATGTAGTAATGAATTCGATTTCAGTAATATCAGCAGCACCAATAGAAGTTGTCAAGTCACCAATAGCAACTAACACTTCTGCATCTGCACTTGCGTTATCATTTCCAGTTCTTGCAGAACCTGCTTCTGTTACCCAACCACTAGCAGTAGCAAAAGTTTCTTTTTGTTCCTCTGCTGTAAGATGCTTAGGTTTTGATTCATCAGCATCTGTAGCTCCCCATAGTCCCATTGTCTTTCTCCTTTATTCTTTAAGAATATGTTTTCTTCTATTTATCTTATTTGAAACCTAGACGCTTCAATTCTCCAATAGTTTTGCTTACCTTTGTATGATGTACGCCTATTCCACCTTTTGTTTCCCATTCTGTAATATTTTTCTTATAATCATCAATTAATATATTTGGTTTTCCATCAGTTGTTGCAAATTTTTGTTTATCTGCTCTGTTAACTAGATGCGTATCACTACGTTTTATTCTAGTGTTTTTACTCAACCATTTCATTTTTCCTGGCCTTGAGTTTGCATCTCTTCTACTAGCTGCAGATAAGATTTTTGGGTCATACCTAGAAATAAACTGATACAACTTTTTTGAATCTCTCATCCATTCTAGATTTGCCCAAAAATCCTTAGTGCCTGTAATCTTTTTCCATCTATCTTCTTTGTCTGCTTGTGCAAAAGGAATTCCTATAATTCTTTCTGTACCTCCAACAAAGTCACATAAAACTTGATCCATATCGCAATAAATTGTAGGCAAATCCTCTTTTGAGGTTTGGATTAGTTCTATTAAATTTTTCATCAATCATTATGCTTTTAGTTTGGGTTTGACATCTATTTCTGCTGGTTTCTTTCCTGTTAGAGTCTTTCCACCTTTAGTAATAACTGGTTTTTCTTCTTCTTCTTTCTTAAAAGGATTCTTACCTTCTTCCATACCCCAAACTTGTGCAAGAGCAGATTTCATATCTTGTATTTTAAACTCTTTTGCTTTATCAATTTGAGCTTGGATAGTTTCTTCTTTTGCTATTGCTTTAGAAACTGCTTTACGTCTTTTTGCAAGATACTTATCAGAATCATCTACATCCCCATCATTGTCAATGTCTTTATCTTTTCTATCATCAAAGTCTTTTTTCAAAGCCTTTTTATTTACAGGGTCAAGTTTTGCTTCATTCTGTCGTTTAAGAACTGCTTTAACTTGTGGGTGGTCAGATAATCCTTTTTTCATTTTCTCAATTGCTTTAACAGCACCTGTCATGTTTCCACCAGCATATCTCTTATCTGATGCAACACCGATTGCCATTTTAATTTCTTTAGGACTAAACTTCGCTTCTTCAAGTTCGTCAGCTTTCTTAGCAGCTTCCTGCCAGATTCCTAGAACTGAGGACTCAAGGCTTTTTTCCTTTGTCTCCAAATATTTCTTACCCATTTTTAATCTCCTTGAGTTTCTTATGTATTCTTGATAACAATGAGGCGTCTTCTTCTTTTAATGACTTCAATAAATCTCTATAAGATTTTGAACCTTTGTCTTGAAGTTTTGCCTTATCTGTTGGTTTCATCTTTTCATATTTTTTGATGAACGCCATTGCGATTGCAGGCGACACTTTTTGTTTTTTCTTGTCTTTGAATTCTACTTCAAATTTACCACCAAGGTTAGTTGCTTTTCGTAGTTGCATTATAATATTTTTATCTGCAGCCTTACGATCATCATCAGTTGCTTTATAATCATCAACATCAGCAGAGTCTTTTCCTCTTTTGCCCATGTCTCTCATAGCATCTCTGCGAGCACTTGCTTCATCAACTTCTTTTCCTTGGCCAGGCGTCACATCTCTAGTATGTTTTGCGTATTCGTCTGTACCATACTCGTATGATTCTTCAACTTCTTCTGTAAACTTAACTGGTACAAGTGATGTTCCTTTTTTAGTAAGAACCATCATCGTTGGTTTTGATTTGTCAGTACCCTTATAATCTTTCTTTACCTTTCTAAAGTTCTTCTTAGAGATTTTTACGACACCTTCTTTTTCGTCATATTCGTAATCTCTACCTATAAGCATTGCTTCATCAAGTTCAGCTTCTTCATCGTGTGGAATTGTATTGCCATTTTCATCTTTTTGATGGTGTTCTTCAATCTCAACTTCTTCTTTTTTCTTTTTGCCTTTTTCTTTATACCCACTTGCAAACGCAGCCCGTCTTTGAGCATCACTTGCAAAACCTTCGGTCTCTTCTTCAACCTCTGGGTCATTTTCAGACTTCATAACCACCTGTGCAATTTTTATAAAAGAACCTTTTTTGCCAGTGTTAATCATCTTAGTCAGTTTTATTTTATTAGCAGGGTTGACTTTATCAAGTACTTGCGTTACTGCCGATGCAGTAAAGAGGTCAACCTTCATCTTACCATCTGCAAATTTTAATGGCATTGCTGATTTTCTTTTAACAATATCACGCAATATGGCAACATTGTCTTCAGAGATATACATTGATTCTAATGCTTCTCTCATTGTTTTAGTGTAATTTGTCATAGTTGCGTTCCTTTTATACCTATTTATCTAATTTTAATTGTCTACTTTTGAACCAGCACGCCATTGATAACAAGACCAATATCCTGCTGTGGTTTTGTCTTTTTTCTGATCGCAGTTATGTCTTGCACGAAAATTCTTTCTTGCTTCTGGGTCATCACGATTGATGCCCATTTTTGGATCACCAAACCGCACGACCACTACTTTACCACTTGGGCCCATTGTGTATACTTTAAATTTCTTATTAGGATTTTCACTTGTCCTAATAGGGTCATTAAGTTTTACTTTTTTACCCTGATATTCTGCTTCTACAATAACGTGATCATACAAATCATCACAGTCATCACAACACGCTTCTTCACTTGCTCTTTTTATTTGATCAGGTGTTGGAGCTCCTTTGTCACCTTTCTTTCTCATCTTTTCACCAGAACCCTTTGCGATTCTATCTTTCTTTTTTCTGATATTATCCCAAAGACTTTCAGTTTTAGTTTCAGTTGATTCTCCCCGAACTTGTTTTGCAAGGTCAGCGTCTGCTTTCCCCCAAGTTCCAGAAGATTTGGTAACAAAAGAATTGACTCTTGCAAACGCCCACTGTTGTGCAGTAGTGCCTGGCCTGTGTCCTGTCTTGTATGCAGCCATTCCTCTATCGTATACTTTCTTGAGAATACCATACGGCATACCAGATTTTTCTGCTTTTGTTACTAAACCTTGAATCTTTTCATTTAACTCAAATTCTTCTATTTGTGTATCTAAATAATCTGACATATCATCAATTCTAGATACCGCAGTTGCAACTTTGTTCGTCCACCATGTAGGCAAATCATCTTCATCACCAAGTTTGTTTAACTCACCTTGCATCTTTTGAAGAGCAGACATTGCAATCTGTACTTTGTTTTTCATTGATGCAACATCAGTGTGGCCACTTTCACTTAACATTTTATTGACGTTATCAAGCAAAGATTCTTTCTTTGAAAGATAAGCTGCGATTGCCATCTCTTTACGTTTTTCTTTAGACTTACCTTTAAACTGTGGTGAATCAGACTTTGCGAAATCATCAATGTAATCTCCCATGTCTGCATCTTTACCAAGAACTTCATTATTTATTTTTGAGGTGTCAGTTGCCATGAAACGACCTCTTCTCAAAGTCTTAAATGGAATTTTCATTTCATTCCCAAATATTTCTGCTGGGTGAATAATATTAAATGTAACCATTTGTGAGGAGTTGTCAATCTTTACTAACTCCATATCTATCTCTTTATAATTTTTACCTTTAAATGAATATCCATGTGCAGTTACAAGTTTCTGAACCTTACCACCAGCAACTGCTTTTTTTGCTCTTTTCTCATCAAGTTCAACTTCTTCTCTTCTTAATCTTCTTGACTGTGCGTTCTTTCTCAGAAAATCTTTAGGAACACCCTTTAAAAATTTCTTAGTTAGGTCAAATGATTTTTCATATTCTGCCTTTGCCTTTTTAAATTCTGGACTGGCTTTTACTTTAGGATCAGTCAAACCCATTGCACCTTTATTCTTACTTGTAATCTTCTTCAATTTTGCACTTGCATCATCCACTGCTTTATTCAACGGCGCATACATTTTTACAAATGTTTCGTAATCTGTTTTGTGATCTTTTACCTCACCATACATCTGTTTGAACTTCTTAGTAAACTTAGATGGTTTAGTTGTTGCAGATGCATCGCCTGGCGCAGGGCCTTTTTTCTTTTTATCAAAGTGCCTTGCACGAGCTTGTTTAGTAGATTTTGACATGGTGTCACCCTCAGTATCTTTTGCGTAGTATTTTGCTGGTTGTGTTCCTTCTCTATCCTTAATATCTTTATCTTGTTTCACTTCGTTAATTTGTTTTCCATAGTCATTTCTGTTCATAACTAAAAACATTTTCTCTGCGAGTATATTACCAGCAACATAATCTGCAAGATAATGAAATCCTGCTTTTACTCTACCTAGTCCACATTCCTCTGCAGCTTCTTTAACACCCTTTTCGTGTTCTGGAAACTTTGATGAAACATATAATGCAACTAACATAGATTGACATGCATGCCCACTTGGATATGCTGGTGTGTTACTTGTAACACTTGACATAGGTTTTATAGAACTATCCACCTTGTATGGTCTAGGAACATCAAAACTATTTTTGAAATAACCTATTGTTGGTTTTGCTTGTAAAACAATATCTTTCATTTCAGTATCGTGAAATATTAAATTATTAGATTCACAATACTTTTCAATTGCATAAAAAGAATTTTCATCGTGTAACCGAATTGACTCTTCATCTTCTGGTGTTCTGTTTGCAATAATCTGTTTTAATTTACTTATTTCTTCTTGCAAGTTTGTTGGTGGTTCTGGTAGTGTAATGCGTTCATGCACATTCTTTGGAAAGAATTCAAATTCTTCTACCAAACTTTCGGACACTCCGTAATCTGCTTTTAATTCTTTCGGCAACTTGCCCTTTTTAACCAAACGATTAATGTAAAGTATAAGGTCGCGAGCTTCAACACCTTTATATCTTCTTGCAAGATCAGTTGCCCACTTTGAAGGACTTCTTCTATGGTCTGGGTCTTTCATACCATCAACATAAACTTTTACGATATTTTCATATCCTTTAGGATGGATTATTTGATCTAACCTTCCAGCTGCACGATTTATCCAACCAATTGCTGAACTTAATTCACCAAGATTAACTTCTTCATATTTGTCGGATTTTCTTTTTGTGCCGTCTGTTCTTTTAATCAATCCTTTTGCTTTAAGATGAGCAATGTCTGTAAATCCTGCTTTACCAGACTTATATCTTTTCATAGCATCTGTTGTATCAGGTGTTTCTTTTTGCATCTCTTTGGTTTTCTTTTTCATCATCTCTATGTAAGAACGATACACAGCAGCTTCAGCGGCCTTGCCCATTTCTTTTGCACGTTGTTCCATTGCGATTGCAGCTTGTATCTTATGAGCGTGAGTCTTGCCAGAACTTTTTATTTTGTTAACACTTGCTTTTGCAGTCTCTACGTCTTTAAAACCCAAACCTTGAATTGTTCCTTTAGGATTTTCATCTGTGTATAAATCAGAATGTTTATCACTTCCAGCTGGTTGTCCTTTTTTACGAGGTATTCTTGGTTCTTCACGCAAACGTGGTTCTCTACGATTCTTTGATGGGTTTTCGTTGCGTAAGTTTTCTGGGTCATTGTTCATAGGGTTATTGTCTTTGTGTCCAACGTCCATACCTATTTTAGTCTTGTCACCCATCACTCTACGAGCTTTGTTTCGTGAGGAACGTCTTGCAATCTGTTCTGGTCTACCCTGATAATTATCATACTCTTTACGATAGTTTCTTTCATCAAGTTCAAGATTTTCTTTTTTACTTTTAAGGTCTACAATCAATTCTTTGATTTTCATTTTTGTAAATCCATCGCCTGGAGTTTTCTTTTTCTTTCTTTCCAAGTCCTTGAGAATTTTCTCAAGTCTCTTTATTTCTTCAACTCCTTCAAATGCAAGTTTAGGCCCAGACGTTCTGAAATCTTTCTTTCTCATTACCGTCTTTGCAATCAGTTCTAACTCTCCACCTTTTAGGTCAAGAACAAACGGCATATTGATATTAGTTTTCATATCGTTGATGACTGCTTCTGCATCAGGGCCAAGTTTCGCAATCTTCTTACCGTATTTCTTAAAAGACTGTTTGAATAATCGTACCAGTTCAGATGTTGTGATTGGAGTTTTATTGCGAACATCATTTACTCTATCCATAAAATGGCGTGTAAATTCTACATCAATACCAACTGCTGCAAATAACTTATCTGCATATTTTTCAATCTGGTCTAAGTCTCTTTTAGTAATATCTTCTAGTATTATATCGTGCAACCATGCTTTGTGAACTTTATTATTCTCGTCTACATACGAAAGATAGTTTGCACCCTTGCGAATAACCTCCCCACGAATATCGTTTGCTTCTACAATATCACCAACATTCCAAATCTGCCCTACAAGATACGCATCACGCAAAGTTTCAAAGTCAGACATATCTCCCATATCACGTTCTTCACGAATACCCATGTATTTGCGAACATCACGATACAGTTTCTTTTTATCTGCATCAGATAACGTAGCAGGAATACCTGTGCTGAATGAATCATAATCACCAACAACTGCAGCTGCTCGCATCTTAGATGCAGACATACCCTCTACGCCTTCTGCGTCAGGGTCGCGTTCTCCAGCAGACACAACTTTGATACTGTCAAACTTATAGTATCCATGTGGTTTACCTTCTACTCCATTATAATTATTAAGCATTGAATCAAAAACTTTAACTCTGTCAGAACCAGCAACCATGATAAGATTCTTATAACCTTGATCATATAGTTCTACTGCAATTTCTATTGCGTTTCTTGATTTACTGACAATAATATTTTTTGCATACCTTTTAAACATCTTTCTCATGTATGCAGTTTTTAATGCTTGAGGCAAAGGATCTTTCTTAGGATTTTGTGAATGAGATGGATAAATGCGATATGGGTTTGAACCCGAAATCTTAGCAACTTTTGTTATAAGTTTCTCATGGCCAATAGTTGGTGGGTTAAACCGCCCATAAGCATACACAACCGTATCTTTTGCTTCGATTAAATCTCTAAAATTCTTCATTTGTCCCATGCCTTTATCGCGGTAAAGTTATTAAACGAAAACTCCATACGGTCTACTAGTTTAACTGCTCCACCACTTATTCTATCAATAGCAACATAACCCTCTGGATTAGTCACTTTAAATCCATTTTTGGTCTTTACAAATGTATCTGTCAAACCTTTTACACTATTTAGTTTTTTAACAATCTGCATTTTCGCATCAACTAATAGATTTTGAAAAGTAATAATTTGAACTAAGTTTCTAGTGTGTTTCTTGGTTTCTCGCAAGTATTCTTTTTGTATGTTCTGGTATTTTTCTTTCCCCTTTGGAGATTTTGCTTTGTCGATTTGTTTTTGAATTGACATTTCAACCCACTTCTCATATCCCTTTGCATGAGCAGCTGGGTTAGAAATTATCTCTCCAGCACGAACCTTAGAGTTGTTGTAAGTCTTGAGAGAAGCTCCAACGAGAGCGCCTGTCATTCCATTTTGCATTACAAGAAATGACCGTAGTTGATTCGCATTAATTTTTTGAAAAGTTTTACCAGTTTGTGATAGTATTTTTGTAATATTATCGGTTTCTGTTTTTGTAAATGTTGCTTTACCAGATGCATCTTTGTATGTTGCATCGTCCATCCACACACTTGATGGTTTGTTAAGTGAAGTTATATTCGCACCAAAAGATGCTTTCATATCTTGTAACGCATTACCAGTGTATGTGGTGTGCCAGACGATACCAACTTTTGCTTTGTTGATAGTCTTACCTAATGCAGAATCAGTAGGTACAGCGTAAACAATCGTATTAGGTTGAAAGGTGTAATACTTAGTACCGTCAATAGTTTCTGTTTCTACATCATCAGTAAACATTAGATCACCTTGTAGAACATCCTTGATACCTAACTTGGAAAACTCTGCAAGTGCAACTTTGAACTTTGCGTTTAGTGTTCCAGATAAATCAGCATCAATCTCTGCGTTTGTTTTGTATAACTTAGGGATGACGTTAAATACTGATTTCTTCGAAACGAAAAAATCTCCTGTCTCTGGTTCTATACCACAGAAGATTGCGGGCGCACCGTCCCATTTTTCCGTGAGAAAAACACTGGAACGTGAAGAGCCTGCAAGCATGTCTCGCAATGAACGTAAGAAGTTTAGAGAAGCTCTACCACCCTCGACACCATAGTTGAGTATTTCATCTTCTAGATGTTCTAGGTGAAGGTTCTTGCCACCCTTATCTTCTGTAAGTTGTGAAAATGACATCATTTTAATATTCCATTATATGTTACTTTAAGACTCCACTGTTTAAGTTTACCACCGCTACTTGAACGAATAGTCATTCCTAACTTAACAGACTCAGTACCAGATATCAACTCTATTACCCAATTTTGTTTTGTGTTAGCAGGATATGCTTTTACAAATTTAACTTGAGGTAAAAATACTCCGACAGCATCTCTATCTGTTACTTCTTCATAATTAGAACCAATTGCTTTAACAACCATTGTTGGAACATCAGGAGCTTCTCTAAGAATTGCGTCTTTAATCCAAACCATAGACTGCTTAACATTTTTATTCATTCTATCAATAATACCCTGTCTTGCCAGTGCTAAATATTCATTGTAATATTTTTCTTGATCTCTTGAAGTAAGTTTATTAATAGCGTCAATTGTTTTGTCTTTATCTTTGTGCCTACCATTTTTACCACCATCAAAATTAGTTATTGGTGGTATTCCTTTAATTTTTGAATATACTTGTTTATAGATAAGATTACGCAACGCATCATGCCCAGCTTGATCTTTAAAACTTGGGCCTCTTTTATTTACAAATATTGTTCTGTGATATGTGTTTAATTGAGGTTCTGCTGTTTTCTTACCACCAGCTTTTAAACTAACACCTAACATCTTTTTATCCATATATTCTATGAACATATCGCCAGGATGGTTATTTGGTACACCACTTGGTTTTCCACGATAACCCCAATATACTTGTTTTATGGGTTTGTCTTTGTGCTGGTCATTAATAAATTGCAATACACCTAATGCATTTTCCATTTTGTCTTTATATTTGGAAGAACCTTCAGCGTTGTTAACTGTTTTTTGAGCGGCATCAAGATCAGATTTAATTATACATTTGCAAGAAGATAGATTGACAGCCATTAACTTTTCCATGAAATCTTCAATGTTTCTAGGATTTAATTTTTTTTCAAATGCAATACAAGGAAACAATTCTGTGATACTAGAATTAAGCGTGCTTTCTCCCATACCACCAGATTTAGGTTTAACATTGATTCGGAAATTTCTTCCATCAAATGTGCCATCAATAGGATCAACTGAAGAATTTGTAGATGTAGTATTTGCAACAATACCAGCATTTTTTAATCGTCTAAGAATTTCATCTCTATCTGTATCTCTATCATCAGATGAAACTCTAATTTGCACTCTTGCCTTTTCAGATTTGTCTGCTTGTGTATATTCAAAGCCATCTAAAACATCAGATGGTAAGTCTATATCCTCAGAGAAAAGTTTTTGAACTTTATCTACAGGTGAAATGTATTTTTCTGTTATAGGCTTTAGCTGCCGAACATAACCTCTTAAACTCATCAACCTCTCCATTTATACAATATTTATACTATTTATAGTATAAGAGAACTTAATTGTTGTCAAGTTAAAAGCTTAATTATTTCCGTTTTAATTTCTTCAGAGGATTCTAAAGTGTCGTTAGGTCTAACATTAATATCATTCATTAACATAAAGTTTGTCATTATGTTAGAGATTTGTGACCTACGACCAGCAAGCCATTTTTCTGTTTGGGTATCTTCTCTTTGAATGTGTCTGCGTTTTTCTTCTTCTGCACTTACAGTTAATACATATACAGATGCGTTATGCTCTGAAATTAACCATTCAATATCAACTGCACGAAAAAATCTATCGCCCTCTAGAAAGATGTGTTTGTGTTTGGGTGCTTCTTGATTGATGAAATCCCGAAACTTTGGTATTGCACCATAAGACATACGGTCAGTTCCACCAAATTTTTGGTCGCCTCCTTCATAACGACCAACGACAAGAACATCACCATGTTTTTGGCAAGGAAATAGTTTCATGGGTTCGACAAACTCTGCCGAACCCAATTCACTAAGAATATTTCTTGTTAGTGTGGACTTACCTGAGCAAGGCACACCGCCAATCATTATTATCATACAACGATATCTTCCTCTTTAATCTTACTATTTACCATAGTTTCATCTTGTGGAATAAAACCACCCCACTTAAAGATTTCTTCAATATTCCAAGGCACATCATTCATGGTATTCACGCCCAACTTATCAAAGTCAATTGTAGGATAAATTTTCTTCTTTGCTTCTTCAATAAACTCGTTAAAGTGTTCCTTACAAGAAGTTCTATCAGCTTCAAGAGTCACAGAAGATGGATTTTCAATATAACCAAAACACATGATAGGTTTAGTATATTTTGAATATAATTTTATACCATCCCAAAAAATTCTGTGCAGACTATTCTTTTCTTCAAAAGCATAACCTAGTTCAGAACCTTCTTGAGTAGTAATTAATGATGCACCATGATAACCTCGTTTAAGACGTTTTAGTATTGCATTTGCACCATTGCCATCTAGAGGGCGGATGTGAGCTTCTTTTCCTCGTTTCCTTCGTACCTTGTAAAGAAGACAAGACCTTTTTAATGAGCCTGGAACTACTACAATCTCACCATTTTCATCTTCCTCAAAACTTGAAGCTTCATAATCTTCTATTTCAGAAGGTGTTCTTAGTGCGATACCATCAGAGGTGCAAGTTATTTTCTTTAGGAAAGCAACAATTTCTTCATCGGTAGTAAGACCTTGTGTATCTATTGCTTCTACTGTTCCTTTCACAAAATCAACATCCCTATTTTGTCTAGATGGTGTGTTGTCATTGTTGACAACATACTTGAACAAAATTTGGTCTTCAGGCTCTTCTGCATCTTCATACACATCTACGATAATATACTTCCATTGCAATTCTATTGCAGCTGTAATTCGGTTAAACCCACTCCTCAAAAAAAAGAGTTTTGATTTTCCTTTGACTTGTTGAACAAACAAAGGTTGTTCATCATGCAACCAACCACGATATCTTAATGATGTTGTTAACTCTGTTACATTATCAACGACATTGATTTGTTCTCTTGATTGTAGTGATTCCTTTGTTTCTGGGTCTTCATAAAAAATATCTTCTATTTTAACAACGATTCTTTTTATAAATTTACAACCAATATAGAAATCTATAGGTGGACATAAACTCTTAGTTAGTGGAATGTTAAACTCTTTTTTGAGTCCAGCAAACACTACATCTTTTCGGTTTGTGTGTGATCGGAGTTGTATTACTTCTCCATTATCTTTTACAATACTTTGACGGTGATTGCCGTCTTTGACAACATACGACATATTTTTCTCCTTTATAAACGTCATAAAGAATTAACTTCCTGTTAATTACAGATAAAGAACACGATTCTTTATCATAGCTATATAGTACTACATTATATGGCTAAAGTCAAGTGTCTTTTAAGAATATATCCAGACACCTGTTTTATTTTTTGCATTTAGTTTACCAGCACTATCTTTCCACTTACCGCCAGAGGCAGTGTTATATCCATAACCCTCTTTGGCAAGAGTTTTGAGATTCCAGCCAAAACGTGACAACGCACCAAGAAGATATACTTTCAAATCTTCTGAATAGGTTGAGTTCATAACAATTCTCGCATACTCCTCTGCAATTTCTCCACGTTTTGCAGTTCCGAGGTTTTTCCACGCAGTTCGGGTGATTTCCTTAATCAATGAAGATTTTGAGATTTTCACTATCTTTTACCTTTTTTTTCATCATATAACTATGCTAACACGATGAACAAGATTTGTCAAGGCAAAAATAGGCTAATCTAGAACATATTTTGTGGTAATAACGTATTTTCTTGCAGGGTTTACCATAACATTTAAGAATTCTGACATGACATATCTGTTTAGTAAACACTCTGTCGTCATATTATCTCGATCATTGAGGCCAAACATGATATCATAAGTACTTCCAGCAAACTCCATAGGAAGTTGAACAACAGGTCTTTCATCATTTCCACCACCAGTTTTTGCATCATAGGTTTTGATTAGGTTTGTGGTTATAGTTTTATCTTTTAATGTGAAA